CAAAAGGTTATAAAGATGGTGGACGTGTTAAAAAAATGGGTGGCGGAATGATGAAGCGACCTAAAATGCAAGGTGGTGGCAAACTTAAAATGGTAATGAAAGGTGGAAAAAAAGTTCCTTTCTTTGCTGCTGATGGTAAAGGTGCCAAAGATCTTGGTAAAGCTAAAATGATGAAAGGCGGTCGTGTCAAAAAAATGGGCGGCGGTATTTCTAAATTAAATCCAGGTCTTCAAGCTTTTATGAAAAAGAAAATGAAGAAAAAAATGTAATGGCCAGACCAGGTTTATACGCAAACATACATGCTAAAAGAAAACGTGGCGGTAAAATGCGTAAGAAAGGTGCAAAGGGTGCACCAACTGCAGCAAACTTTAGAAGAGCTGCACAAACAGCGAGGAAAAGATAATGACTAAACTATGTCCAAGAGGTAAAGCCGCAGCAAAGCGTAAGTTTAAGGTATATCCCAGTGCATACGCGAACGCATACGCTTCTAAAATTTGTGCTGGTAAGATCAAAGATCCATCTGGTGTAAAGAGAAAAGATTTTAAAGGTCGTAAACCAGCTTTTATGGGTGGTATGATGAGACCA